GTCACGGTCACCCCAGGTGTCCCAGCAAAGAAGTCCTGAGCCGAACGGTAGAGACGGAAGCTTTAAACGAGCCTCAGCCACTATTGTCCTCTTTAGGAATTCTGCCGAGTTCGAATAACCTCCAAGAAAGAAGTTATTCCTTACTGCGACAGAAGAACCTATCGACTCAGGTCGACCTCTATCAGGGAGAGTTAGGAAGTATACGGGGGTCACGTCGTGACCATCGAAATACTCCCCACCGCAAGACTCGCGAAACTTTCCAGTTCCGAAAGTCTTGTTGCGGTTAACCTTGAAGTCAAGGTAACCCATAAGTCCCTGGAAGAGATAACCCGCGTCAGAGGGAACGATAATATCGTCCCCAAAGACGAGTACCTGGCCTTTCAGAGCAGAAATGTTCTCAAAAGTTGGGCGTTGCTTACGTGCATAAAGTACGCAAGCAAGAGCACAACCAAGGAAAACAAGACTCTGCACTGGAAAGGTAAGTGCTGAACCCATAGTAGAAAACTTCTTCAAGAGTAAGTATTCTTGAAGAGTCGGGTCAATGCTTTGACGCAAGACCCTAGTCCTACAGGCGTAGAACTGAGTTAAGAGAGTTTCGTTCTTGCGAAAGAAACGCTCAACAACCCAACAACTAAGCCTATCGGACGCATCGGACAAATCAATTGTCCAATGGTTTCCATCTATGGACGCCTGTCGTGCAAGACGTTGGTTGTAGCTTTGATCACGAAAGTGAATAAAGCTTCCAATCCAGGAGTCTTTAACACGATCATCAATAGCTCCTTTTAAGAGCTGTTGTATCCATTGATGAGCAGTCGGCTCAGAGGCAATTAGCCTCGGGGACTTCTGCGTCTTTGGAACAGCAATCAACTTGGAGTAAGGTTCTTTATTAGAGAACCTACCTTCCTGCTGATTATCGATGATATCATCCACCCACAAGCTATAATTCGCGTAAGCGAAATCAGCGAGGGGGAAGGATGATTCAAGTCTATCAGACCAAACTGGAAAGTCATACTTAGATTTTCTAGTAAGATCTGATACAGCACCAGGTCCATGCTTGCAACGCCTACTATAGGGATCGATGACCCCTATAGTGGACGAGATGATATCCGCCACACCGTGGAAGATATCACCAAGTCCATTAGGCAAGCGCTTTTCGAAATCACGTGGAAAGAGCTCTAACTGGTCTGGTCTCCGAAAGCCTGCATTATCCCCGTCTTCAAGGCGGAGATTACAGGCTGAGGGATCACAGAACCAAGAAGAGTTCCAACCACGAACAGGATTGCGAAGAGTAGCTTCGACTTGAATGAACTTCCGGACACTTTCGAAGGTTCGGTCATTCTCACACCTCAGTTTGAGCTTCTTAGAACAGTAATACAACTGCCTAAGAGCTCGAACCGCTTTGTGATCACAAGTCGGTGCAAGCACTCCGTCACTTTGGAAGACTCGTAGAAGTAGTCCCCGGAATAGTCTAGGGATTACTCCTCCCTTCTTGAAGGGTCTCATATGAGGCCCATCAAAACGGGAAAGACGAGATTTGGACAGACACTGATCAAAGTGTTTTCCAAACTCAACCATATCTATGGTAAGAAACCGTAGACCATGGTTTTCCAAAGCAGAGCTGAGTCGCAAATAGTCTCGACGCAACTCCTTACGGAGTTCAGGCATCTCAAAGGCAAGATCAGACAAGATCTTGTCATAGAGGTGTTGTAAGTAGGTGACATGCCTTTTAGTCATAGCAACCTCCAAAGAGTTTGTTAATGACGCAAGGCTTGTATTCACCACCTGTCCGCGAAAGCGGTTCTCATCCAGAAGGGATGAAGCTGGTGGGGAGAGGGAGTCTTACGACTCCCAGCCCCACAACTTGGCGGCAATGCCGCCTGCTTTTACCATGTAAAAGCTCATACCCTCAGAAACGTCGATGACATCCGACGATACATCATCTTTTGAATGGCGTATCGTGTAGATGATCTGCGAACGTTGACCCAAGGGATAAGTCGTAGTCGGCTTCAGATAACGTTCAAACGTCACAGTGTGACGTTGAAAGTCCTGCGTGCCGGCCTTGACATTATCCGTAGAGTGGCGCACAGTTGCGCGCCACTGAACGGTGGCTTCATCAAGAAAATATTCCGATGAATAACCGTCCTGGTTGATGAGAGGAAGAGTCTTGGCGGTTCCACCGGAACCGTCAAGAGTAATCACAAGTGTTGAACCAAGCATTCCTACTTACTCCTTGAGTGTTAAGTCCACTACCTGGCACGATGCCTTGTAATGAACAAAGCACCAAGGATGGACAACTGGTATCTCGAAAGAAACGGGATACCAGCCGTGAGTGTAGCATCTACGACAGACCGTTTCTTGGTCTCGTAGAGTCCGTAACCGTCCCCGCCAATGATTCCAGAATTGGAATCAGTGCGCTGGAATTCGCGCTTAGACACAGAGTGGGTCATAATACAAACCCGACTATGTGAACATGGGACAATATTATTGAAGGCTACTAAGTAGTCTCCAGTATTACTGAACCAATCAACCAACCACGACCAGGGCAAAGCTTCCCAGATCGAGGATGGACTAAGCTCGGCACCGAAAACAAGCCGTAAAGCCTGGTTTCGGATGACGGAATCGTCTCGAGGAGGCAGAGTCGTAGGCTTCCAACGAATGGAGCCCCACTTCTCTGAAGTCATAGTTTGCTTTATCTTAAAGCTATTAACTAGACTATAACCAACATTCTCGTTGAAAGTTTCAACAGAGGATGTGGTCATCTTATCGAGAGCGCGTTTACGGTGTAAGCCTCCCTTCTCGTATAGATGATGAATTTCCTTGGCGCGCTTGTTAGCACGGTTCTGGAAATCTAACATCTTACGAACGTCACTTAGAAGAGGTTTCCATCCGAAGTTCCAGGTCAGGTAAGCACCTGCACCCTTCTTAAGGATGGAATCTCCAGCTAATTTGACGAGTTTCGGGAGATCCTTCAAATCCGCAAGGTTTTCGAGGTTATTTACGTCGTACCGATTGGGGCTCGTTCGAGCTATCAATTCGGCGGCGTAAGCCCCGTCTGTCTTGGGATAAGTAGGTAGAGGTATAGTGCCATACTGGGAAAAGGATGAACTACTCTTATAGTTCGTAAATACTGACTTAAGTATATGCGAACCTAAGTGGTAGTCACCTGATCCATTGTAGGGACGACGATTACGCATATCGATTCTACTAATCGAGAAATCGCTATCGTATGCGCCGTCATGGACGAAGTCGTCACAGATTGATCGATACACAATGGTCGCTCCACCATCATCAAAATGTTGGTAGGGCGAACCATCGAGGAGTACGTCATAGTACCCCCCTGTGGGATTGATCAATTGAGTTCTACTTCGACCTGACATTATACCTGCTCACAGCTACACAGTTGAGACACAATACGTGCGAGCTCATGCTCGGTGACCTCTCCCTGAAGGGAGGG